GGTATCCAGTTGCTCCGTCTTCTGTAGTAATTTCTACCCATCCAATTTGCGCCATATCAGATCCAGATACAGTATAAGTATCTTTAATGATAATCGGCTTGTTGTCAAAGATAAAGTCTTCAGATTCTAAAGAACCAACCATTCCTGCTGTTCCTTTTCTAAATTCAGATCCGTAAATAAACACAGTAAGGTTAGTGTCTGTAGCGGCAGCTGCGCCACCTGTATTACCTACATAACCTCCAGCTTCGTAAAAAGACGCTGTGAATTCACCTGCTCCACCACCAGCTGCATTAACTGCAGTGACGACAGCTTTGTTAATTCCTGATCCGTCATTTTGTACGATTGCTACTGTTTGTCCAATTCTTACAACCTGCTCTGCAGTTGTAGGGACAAGTGTGTCGTTAATTCTAAATGTACCAGTTGTAGCTGCGTTTGCCGCTGCTGATCCAACTGATGTATATTTTGTGTGTAATCTACCTTGCTCTGCCCATTTAATAAGGTCAGAGTTAGTAGGCATCTCCGCTCCTACCATTCGTAAGAAAGAAGATATAGTTCTGTTCCCATAACGCTCAAATTCTTTTTCATAAGTATCAGGTAGATACTGATTCAAAAAGTCAAAGTTAGTTATATAGTTTTCCGTTGTAGGAGTTCTTTCTGAACTCGGTGTTAACGCAAAAGTAGGGATTGCATTTACTGCTCCTGCCATAATTTCTAATTTTTAATTTTTATATTTTTTTAATACTCTTAATTTTTAGCCCTCGACTCGATGGTTGAGACACTGATTTTACTTGCAGCCCTCCTTTAGTAGCAACTTGAGGTGCGGTGCGCTCACTCATATCAACATTCTTAGTTTTGCGCATTACATTTTCCGTCGCTTGAGATTGGCCTTGTTCAAAAAAGAACTGAGCAAATCTCTCAGGATTCATTGCAATAGCTAAAGACCTATGGTAGCCTTCTGCGTCAGATAAAAGTCCATTAGAATCCAAATATTTATTTACAAAATTCATTGGCGTCTCTTGAGCTTTTTTTAACTCAGCGCTAGTTCCAGGGGAATAAACTATGTCAGTGTCGTTAACCTTAAATTTAAAACCTTTAAATTCAGGGCCGAAAACTTCATTGCTTTTCTGAACAAACCACTCACTTCGTTTGGTAGATTCCTCTTGTTGGGTTTTAGCCTCATTTAAATATTGCCTATAAGCTTGAACTTCTTGATTAGCAGTAGCAGAACTTTCTCTTGACTCAAGAGGCTGTTTATACAGCTCCTGTTGTTGTGTAAAGAATTTTTTCGCTTTGGCAATCTCTTTTTTCTTTGCTAATTTATTTTTCTTAACCACAGAAGGTTCGTCAACTTCTTCGTCGTAGTTAAAATCCTCCATCATTAATGAGATATCTTCAGAGTCTAACCCTTCTTCTGTAATAGAATAATATTCTCTTAGCAAAGAATCGCCGTCAAGATTAGAATAATCTTTTTGTAATTTAACGTAATCATCTAATCCACGGCCTGTTTCTTTTTTATACTTAAAGTAAGCGGCAACATCACTAGGCAAAGGCTCGGCTTCTTCTCGCTCTGCCGTTAACTCTTCTAGTGAGTTTATTTGCTTACCGTATCTTTTTCCAATATATGAAAGAACGTCTTCCTCTTTTAGCTCCGAAGGCTCTACAGGTTGTTCTGTTGCCTCTACTACAGGAGCTTGTTCTGTTTTATTTTCTTCTGGTTGTTCTTTAACCTCTGCAGGAGAATCCTGCACTTTGGCTATTTCAACCTTTTCAGTTGGTTCTTCTTTTTCTGGGGTTGCTTGTTTTTGTTCATGTTTTTCAAGCAACTCTTGTTCTACTTGCTGAGTTGATTTGCTTTCAACTTCAGACATCTCTCTTACTTTTATTTCCATTAGATTAAATTTTTACAAAGTTAAACAAAATATAAACACGCTTTTACCTAGGCTCAAACTCAGCTAAGTCAAAACCATCAAGTGAATCTTCATTTGATTCAAAGTTTTGAGGAGGTAAATTATTTTTGCGTTGAGTAATTAGCTTTGACTGTTCTGTATTTTGCTGACTGATTCTTTCACTTTTACTTTTTTCTCTTGCTTGCTCTCTATTAGCTAGCGCTTGACCGTCTATATTGCGAAGCTGTAAATTATATTGAAACTCTTGTTCCATTAATTGAGCCTTTAACTGAGCCTCATTTTTATTACGCTCTATTTCAAAAGCAATTTCAGCTTGTTTATACTGCATTTTAGATTGAGTCTCTGCATCGATTTTTTGTAAGGCTGCTTGAGAAGCTATTTCTTGAGATTTAAACTGCTGTTGTGCAACCATTGCTTGTTTCTGCATTTCTCTTTGTTCGTCTTGCTCTTGCTTAGCCTTTCTTTTAACTTTTAATAGCTGGTTGGCAAGCTTTAAATTTCTTATTTCTCTTATATCAATTGCGTCTTCTAAATTAATATCCCCTTTAGATAAAGCCATTTGTATATTTTGTTCTAACATAGCTTGTTGTTCTTCATCTGGAGATAACTCAATAAAAACTCCAAAGTCATAAATATATAAATCAGATATTTCTTTTAATATGCTTACATTGTATTTACCAATCTTGTTTATAAAATCTTCTTTAAAGTCAGCGTATTCTAATACGTCAGCCACCCTATAGGTCAAAGCCTCAGCTAATGTGCGGTATATGTAAAGACTTCCGTCTAATATATGGCGCGTAGCAGTGTTTGAATTTAAAGCGGCTAATTTTTGAACCCCTACTAAAGCGTCAGGGCTAGGTGTAGATCCGTCTCTAGCTTCATTTAAGCCTGTTACAGCCCTCATCATGTCTAAGTAGTGGTTATAGTTGGCTATTAGCATTTGTGTCTTAGAAGCGCCTGAATTGCTTGTAAGTTGTTGTATAGGAACTTTACCTTGATTGTAGTCTCCTTCTTGAGTATAGCTTCTACCTATTACGCTACCTGTTTGGAAGTATAATCTTAAAGCATCTTCTGGGTTATATCCTTGCCCTGTTCCTAAATCAACTTCATTTAACCCGTCAGCATCTATATATACACCATCAGGTACAACCCTAGCAATAACTTGTTGTAGTTTTAAATGCGTCATCTGTATTAAGTCGGCAAAAGGTATCATTCTTCTTACTAGCGACTCTATAACTCCTTTGTACATTCTTGGGGCAACAGCTACATAATTAGGCATAGCGTGTTGTGAACTAGACTTAGGTCTAACCATGTTTTTAGCTAATTCCCATTTTAAAAGAATATTAGTTCCCATAACCATGACGCCATCATACCACACGTCTATAGTTTTTTCTATTTTTTCAAAGTTACCGTCTTCTAACATTTCGTCGGGCGGATTGAAAGTGTCATCTTTTTCAATCATCTTAGAGTTACCGTTGTCCATTTTCTTTTTCTTATAAACCATCTTTTGCGTGGTCTTATAATTAAAATACATTAAGGTACATGTGTCTCTATAAAAAATATCGTTTTCATAATATTGAGCGGTATTAAAATAATCATACCAGCTTTGACTATACTGCGCAATTTTTTCTAAATCATCTTTTGTAAGAGTAGGGTCAATTTTAACTAATTCGGTTATAGGAACTGTTTTAATTTCTCCCCAGTAAAAACAATCTTTAAAATGAGGGTCTTCTGTATAGCTATACACTACATTAGCTGGGTCAACATATTTTACTTCAACTCCTGCTCCTGGCAAAAACTCATGTTTTGCCACTGCCATACCTGTTACCATCATGTCGTAATCTAATCTTTTACGAATGTCTTGATAATGACTTTCAGCAAACATTGTATCAATAGCTTGTTCTTCTGCGATTTCTATAGCAGGCTTATAATTTAAATTCATATACAATGAAAGCTCTTCATCGGAGGAAGGCAGTTCGTTAGGATCCATTATAAAAGGATCAAAACCTGTTTGCTCTTGAACGGTTTGCAGTACCTCTTTAGCCGCCATTTGCCCTTCTATCATGTCTTGATATTTACTCCGTTTGGATTGTGAAAGTGCGTCTTGGGCGTAAGCTTTAACTTTAAATAAACGATCAGACATACCATTAACAACTATGTCTACAAACTTTGCTATAATTGGAACAGGTGTCCAGTCTAAATTTAGATATGACAAATCCCCGTCTACAGCTAATTCGTTTTTATATTTAGCTATTGACTGTTCGCCTCTTGCGTATAATCTTAATCTGTTAAAGTCGCGCCATTGAGAATAATATCTGCATCCGTTTGAATCTTTTCTAAACCATTCATATTGGATGGCTTGACCTATCTGTAGCCCATATTGTTCAGTTGCTTTTTCCGCGTCTGAGACATATTGACTTGGAAAGCCTACAGATGAAATGTCTATTTTAACTTCTTTCATCTAATTAATTCACTTAAAATTCCTTCATTACTATATCTTGCAAAGTTAAGACTTATTTTGGATTGTTTTTTCTCAGGTAAATATATACCTTTTTGATTTGCCATTACGGCTAATCCAGAGCTTATACTCGCATCAAACTTTGTTCTATTGCTTACATCAAATTTTGCCCAATCATCTAATGTCTTTGTAAAATACATTGAGCCCATTTCGTCAGCAGCTCTATAGGTAGACTCTAAGTCTAAACCTATATGTTTTTCAATGTAAGACTCAATAGCTGCCGCATGTGATTGCTTTACGTCTTCAGAGGTGTTAGGTATACCTCCTAATTCTTTTTCTGTCTTGGAAAGCTTAGTATAATGTTTGTCTGGTCTGTTCATGCAATATCCCCTATATCCTCTGTTTTTAAAATGATACAAAAGCCTAGGTTTGTTGTTTTCTACAAGAATAGGCATGCTATAATAAACACAAGCCATAAGAACTTCTTCAAAAAATATTTCTGCTGTTTGAGGCCGTGCAATATATTCTAAAAAAAATTCATTACTTGGCGCTTCATCCATGCTAAATTTAGTTAATCCGTGCAAAGAACCGTTTGACCCTCTGCCTCCCACAGTTCCTGATATGTCATACGAGTCACATCCAAATGCTCCAATATGCTCATTAACAGGATAAAAAGAATTATTTTTTTGTATTTTTTGATTTTGTAAATGTTTGTTGGGAGACCATGTTATTTTAAACCTTCCCCTGTTATCAGGTGTCCATATAACCTCACTGTCTTTTTTGCCGTCTTTCCAATAAAACTTTCCTTGTGTTACATGGTGTTCCATAACTAAAGAATCATTGTAGTCTATTTGTTGATATATTTTTGTAAGGTTAAATAACGACCCCTTGCTTTCATCCCTGAAAGCGTGAGATTCGCTTCGTGGAAACTGACGATAAAATTCATTTAAAGCGTCTGGGTCTTTTTTTAATGAATCCACTTCCGCTTTCCAATAGTCTATTGCTCCATTTTTTATCCACTCCCCATCCACACCTTTTATCGGTTTAGCGGGTTTATAAAAAACCGGCATGCCGTAAATGTCAATAAACCCTTCCATATTCCATTCCATAGGTATAAATAAACTATATAATCCGCTTTTAGTTTGCCCGTTGGAATTACGTTGTGCAACGTTAGAGTCATCGTATAATTTTTTAAAATTATCACCCCCTTTGTTTAAAGCGTTAGACGTAGATCCCATCATACATTTGCCAATAATTTTACTTCCTAGTCTTAGACAGGTTTTAGTAACCCTCCAGTTGTTTAAAATATTATTTGGTTTTATCCATTTACCGCTTTCATCATGAACTAAAAGTAAAAGTTTTTCTCCGTCATAAGAGTTGTCGTCGGTGTTTTTCCAATCGATTGTAGTGTCTAGACCAAAAAGCTCTTCATCTACTGTGTCGTACATGTTTTTTTTAGTAATCTTTGAGGCTGGAATTCTAAAAGCTAATTCTGTTTTAGGTTTATCCATTCCGTCTTGTATGGGTTTAAAAAAGAAAGGAAGCCGATTAGCTATTGGAACTACTTTGTCGGTAAACATTTTTTTTGCATCTGAACCAGTTTTAGATAAAATACCTACCCTTGAATCTTTTGCTAATGTACCCTTATTAACACATTCTGAAGAACCCATAAAAGAAAACCCAGATCGTCTTATCTTAAGATAATCTAA